GGCGAATTACCGTCTTATATCACTGGCGCTGACATCTCCGGATGACGGGGGCAGCTGTTATCTCTGGCTCAACCGTGGGCAACCACCCGCAGTTAACCGGCGACGATAAACGCAGGGTGAATTATGGCGATAAAAGGGCTTGATCAGGCGATTGACAATCTGAGCCGGGTTCGTAAAAACGCCATTCCGGCTGCTTCTGCAATGACCATTAACCGCGTGGCCACAACGGCGATTAATCAGTCTTCGTCACAGGTTGCCCGGGAAACCAGGGTGAGACGGAAACTGGTAAAGGAACGGTCCAGACTGAAACGGGCGACGGTCAGAAATCCGAATGCCAGAATTATCGTTAACCGCGGTGATCTCCCTGTGATTAAGCTGGGGATCAGAATGCTGGGGCGTCGTCCGAACAGCATACTCAAAGCCGGTCAGCATCGTTATCAGCGGGCATTTATCCAGCGATTAAATAATGGGCGCTGGCATGTTATGCAACGTCTTCCCCAGGCCAGATATGAGGAGGGCAATGACGACAAGGGAAGGAAAAAGCGTAATCGCCTTCCCATTCAGGTGGTGAAAATCCCGATGGCGGCCCCACTGAAACAGGCATTTGATGAGAATGTTGACCGTATCCGGCGTGAACGCCTGCCTAAAGAACTGGCATACGCGCTGAAACAACAACTGAGGATTGCGATAAAACGATGAAACACACTGACATTCGTGCCGCAGTGCTGGATGCACTCGAGCAGCATGAACACGGGGCGACGCTGTTTGATGGTCGCCCCGTTGTTTTTGACGAAGAGGATTTTCCTGCGATCGCGGTTTATCTGACGGATGCAGAGTATACCGGTGAAGAGCTGGATGCAGATACCTGGCGGGCCACACTGCATATTGAGGTGTTTTTACCGGCACAGGTACCTGATTCGGAGCTCGATCAGTGGATGGAAAGCCGGATTTATCCGGCGATGACTGCGATCCCTGCACTGGCAGGACTGATTACCACGATGGTTACGCAGGGCTATGAGTATCGTCGTGATGACGATATGGCGTTATGGAGCTCTGCGGATCTGACTTATTCCATTACATACGAGATGTGAGGACGATATGGCAACACCAAATCCCCTGGAGCCGGTAAAAGGTGCCGGTACCACTCTGTGGGTTTACAACGGCAAGGCTGATGCTTATGCAAACCCGTTGTCAGACGATGACTGGCAGCGACTGGCTAAGGTGAAGGATCTGACGCCGGGCGAGATGACGGCTGAATCCTATGATGATAACTACCTGGATGATGAAGACGCGGACTGGAGCGCGACCGGGCAGGGGCAGAAATCTGCAGGTGATACCAGTTTTACGCTGGCCTGGAAACCGGGAGAGGAAGGCCAGAAAGGGCTTATAGGCTGGTTTGAAAGCGGCGATGTCCGGGCCTATAAAATCCGTTTTCCGAATGGCACGGTGGATGTGTTTCGTGGCTGGGTCAGCAGTATCGGTAAGGCCGTGACGGCGAAAGAAGTGATCACCCGCACGGTGAAAGTCACTAACGTGGGTAAACCTTCTGTAGCGGAAGAACGCAGCAAAATTACGCCGGTCAGTGCGATTAAGGTGACGCCGACATCCGGTACGGTGGCAAAAGGGAAAACAACCACCCTGACGGTTTCTTTTGAGCCGGAAAGTGCAACCGACAAGACGTTCAGAGCGGTTTCCGCCGATCCGTCGAAAGCCACCATTAGTGTGAAAGATATGACAATTACGGTAAACGGCGTGGCGACAGGTAAGGTGCAGATCCCTGTGGTGAGCGGAAATGGTCAGTTCGCCGCAGTGGCTGAAGTCACCGTTACTGAAGCGGGCGCTGCAGGGTAAACGGAGGTAATACATGTTTCTGAAAACAGAACAATTTGAATATAACGGTGTGTCTGTCACGCTTTCCGAATTGTCTGCGCTGCAGCGTATCGAGCATCTTGCCCTCCTGAAACGGCGTGCAGAACAGGCAGAATCCAGCGGCAACCTGCAGGTAAGCGTGGAAGATCTCGTCAGAACCGGCGCGTTTCTGGTGGCGATGTCCCTGTGGCATAACCATCCACAGAAAACGCAGTCACCGTCAATGAATGAGGCCGTGATGAAGATAGAGCAGGAAGTGCTCACCACCTGGCCTGCCGATGCCATTGCCCGGGCGGAAGACGTGGTGTTGTGCCTGTCCGGGATGATCGAAGCTGTTCGTCCGGATACTGATATTACTGAAGTGGCGAAAAATAACACGCTGACTGATGATGATTTTTCTGCGGGAAAGTCTTCGACGGCGAGCTGAACTTTGCCCTCAGACTGGCGCGTGAGATGGGGAGACCCGACTGGCGCGCCATGCTTGCCGGGATGACATCCACCGAATATGCCGACTGGCGCCGTTTTTACCGCACGCATTATTTTCAGGATACCCAGCTGGATATGCATTTTTCCGGGCTGACGTACGCTGTACTCAGCCTGTTTTTTTGCGATCCGGATATGCATCCCTCTGATTTCAGTCTGCTTGTCCCCCGGCATGAGGAAGAGCAGGTGGAGAGGCCGGATGAGGACAAAATGCTGATGCAGAAAGCGGCAGGACTTGCCGGAGGCGTCCGGTTCGGTGGGGACGGAGGGCGCGATATTTTATCGTCTGCGGATGTGGCGGATGTCATGGTGGATGATGCCGCATTAATGATGGCTTCAGCGGGGATTCCGGGAGGTGTGAGATATGTCCCAGCCGGTTGGTGATCTTGTTATTGACCTGAGTCTGGATGCTGTCCGTTTCGATGAGCAGATGAGCCGGGTAAGGCGTCATTTTTCAGGTCTGGATACCGACGCCAGAAAAACCGCCAGTGCTGTTGAACAGGGCCTGAGCCGCCAGGCGCTGGCTGCACAAAAAGCCGGGATTTCCGTCGGGCAGTATAAAGCGGCCATGCGAACCCTGCCCGCACAGTTTACGGATATCGCCACGCAGCTTGCCGGTGGTCAGAATCCCTGGCTGATCCTGCTGCAACAGGGCGGTCAGGTGAAGGACTCCTTCGGCGGGATGATCCCCATGTTCAGGGGGCTTGCCGATGCGATCACCCTGCCGATGGTCGGGGTCACCTCGCTGGCGGTGGCGACAGGTGCACTGGTGTACGCCTGGTACCAGGGAGATTCCACGCTTTCAGCGTTTAATAAAACCCTGGTTCTTTCCGGTAATCAGTCCGGACTGACTGCCGATCGTATGCTGACTCTCTCAAGAGCCGGGCAGGCAGCAGGGCTGACGTTTAACCAGGCGAGAGAGTCACTGGCAGCCCTGGTGAATGCCGGTGTGCGTGGTGGTGAACAGTTTGATGCCATCAACCAGAGTGTCGCGCGTTTTGCGTCTGCATCCGGTGTGGAGGTGGATAAAGTCGCTGAAGCCTTCGGGAAGCTGACCACTGACCCGACGTCGGGACTGATGGCGATGGCGCGCCAGTTCCGTAACGTGACGGCAGAGCAGATTGCGTATGTTGCACAGCTGCAGCGTTCCGGAGACGAGGCCGGGGCATTGCAGGCGGCGAACGATATCGCCACGAAAGGCTTTGATGAGCAGACCCGTCGCCTGAAAGAAAACATGGGAACACTGGAGACCTGGGCGGATAAAACAGGGAAGGCATTCAAATCGATGTGGGATGCCATTCTGGATATCGGTCGTCCGGAATCCTCAGCGGATATGCTCGCCAGTGCGCAGAAGGCATTTGATGAGGCGGATAAAAAATGGCAGTGGTACCAGAGTCGGAGCCAGCGCCGCGGTAAAACCTCCTCTTTCCGGGCCAACCTTCAGGGCGCATGGGATGACCGGGAAAATGCCCGTCTGGGTCTGGCAGCGGCAACGCTGCAGTCGGATATGGAAAAAGCCGGTGAACTGGCGGCAAGGGACAGGGCTGAGCGTGAGTCGTCACAGCTGAAGTATACCGGAGAGGCGCAGAAGGCGTATGAGCGCCTGCTGACGCCACTGGAGAAATATACCGCCCGGCAGGAAGAGCTGAATAAGGCCCTGAAAGACGGGAAAATCCTGCAGGCGGATTACAACACGCTGATGGCGTCGGCAAAAAAGGATTATGAGTCGACGCAGAAAAAGCCGTCCGGTGTGAAGGTGTCTGCCGGTGAGCGCCAGGAAGACCAGGCGCATGCAGCCCTGCTGGCGCTTGAAACTGAGCTCAGGACGCTGGAGAAGCACAGCGGTGCGAATGAAAAAATCAGCCAGCAGCGCCGTGATTTATGGAAAGCGGAAAATCAGTATGTGGTCCTGAAAGAGGCCGCCACGAAACGGCAGTTATCTGAGCAGGAAAAATCCCTGCTGGCCCATGAGAAAGAAACGCTGGAGTACAAACGCCAGCTGGCTGAGCTGGGCGACAAGATTGAACACCAGAAACGGCTGAATGAGCTGGCACAGCAGGCGGCGCGGTTTGAACAGCAGCAGAGCGCGAAGCAGGCGGCAATCAGCGCAAAAGCCCGCGGACTCACCGACCGTCAGGCGCAGCGGGAGTCGGAAGAGCAGCGCCTTCGTGAGGTGTACGGTGATAATCCGGCTGCGCTGGCGAAGGCCACATCTGCACTGAAGAACACCTGGTCTGCGGAGGAGCAGCTTCGTGGAAGCTGGATGGCCGGGATGAAGTCCGGCTGGGGCGAGTGGGCGGAAAGTGCGACGGACAGTTTTTCGCAGGTTAAAAACGCGGCCACGCAGACCTTTGACGGTATTGCACAGAATATGGCAGCGATGCTGATCGGCAGCGAACAGAACTGGCGTGGTTTCACCCGTTCTGTGCTGTCCATGCTGACAGAGATTTTTCTGAAGCAGGCGATGGTGGGGATAGTCGGGAGTATCGGCAGCGCCATTGGCGGTGCTTTCGGTGGTGGTGCGTCTGCCTCCACGGGGACGGCCATTCAGGCTGCGGCGGCGAACTTCCATTTCGCGACCGGGGGATTTACGGGGACGGGGGGTAAATATGAACCTGCGGGGATTGTTCATCGCGGGGAGTTTGTCTTCACGAAGGAGGCGACCAGCCGGATTGGTGTCGGCAATCTGTACCGCCTGATGCGGGGCTATGCGGAAGGTGGTTATGTCGGCGGTGCCGGAAGTCCGGCGCAGATGCGGCGGGCTGAAGGCATTAATTTTAATCAGAACAATCACGTGGTGATTCAGAACGACGGCCCCAACGGGCGGGCAGGGCCGCAGCTGATGAAAGCGGTGTATGAGATGGCCCGCAAGGGGGCACAGGATGAACTCCGGCTGCAGTTGCGTGATGGCGGTATGTTATCAGGGAGCGGTGGATGAAAACCTTTCGCTGGAAAGTGAAGCCGGATATGGAGGTGAACTCGCAGCCATCGGTGCGTGAAGTGCGTTTTGGTGACGGGTACTCACAGCGTATGGCGGCAGGGCTGAATGCTGACCTGAAAACATACAGGGTGACGCTTTCCGTGACCCGGGAGGAGGCCCGGCATCTGGAAGCGTTCCTGGCAGAGCACGGTGGCTGGAAGGCATTTTTGTGGAAGCCACCCTATGCATACCGGCAGATAAAGGTGACCTGTGCCGGGTGGTCTGCGCGGGTCGGGATGTTGCGCGTTGAGTTCAGCGCGGAGTTTAAGCAGGTGGTGAACTGATGCAGGATATTCGCGAAGAAAGTCTGAACGAGTCGGTTAAGTCAGAGCAGTCACCGCGGGTGGTACTCTGGGAAATCGACCTGACGGTACAGGGTGGTGAGCGGTATTTTTTCTGTAATGAGCTGAATGAAAAAGGGGAGCCGGTCACCTGGCAGGGGCGTAAGTATGAGGCATACCCGATTGACGGCAGCGGCTTTGAGATGAACGGCCGGGGCAGCAGTGCCAGACCGTCGCTGACGGTGTCCAATCTGTTCGGTCTGGTCACCGGGATGGCGGAAGACCTGCAGAGTCTGNGAAAGGGCAGAGCACCACGCTGACCGTGGCATTCCAGCCGGATGGCGCAACCGACAAGAGCTTCCGTGCGGTGTCTGCGGATAAAACAAAAGCCACCGTGTCGGTCAGTGGTATGACCATCACCGTGAAAGGTGTTGCTGCAGGCAAGGTCAACATTCCGGTCGTATCTGGTAATGGTGAGTTTGCTGCGGTTGCAGAAATCAACGTCACCGCCAGTTAATCCGGAGAGTCAGCGATGTTCCTGAAAACCGAATCATTTGAACATAACGGTGTGACCGTCACGCTTTCTGAACTGTCAGCCCTGCAGCGTATTGAGCATCTCGACCTGATGAAACGGCAGGCAGAACAGGCGGAGTCAGACAGCAACCGGAAGTTTACTGTGGAAGACGCCATCAGAACCGGCGCTTTTGTGGTTGCGATGTCCCTGTGGCATAACCATCCGAAGAAGACGCAGATGCCGTCCATGAATGAAGCCGTTAAACAGATTGAGCAGGAAGTGCTTACCACCTGGCCCACAGAGGCAATTTCTCATGCTGAAAACGTGGTGTACCGGCTGTCCGGTATGTATGAGTTTGTGGTGAATGATGCTCCTGAACAGGCAGAGGACGCCGGGCCTGCAGAGCCTGTTTCTGCGGGAAAGTGTTCGACGGTGAGCTGAGTTTTGCCCTGAAACTGGCGCGTGAGATGGGGCGACCCGACTGGCGCGCCATGCTTGCCGGGATGTCATCCACGGAGTATGCCGACTGGCACCGCTTTTACAGTACCCATTATTTTCATGATGTTCTGCTGGATATGCACTTTTCCGGGCTGACGTACACCGTGCTCAGCCTGTTTTTCAGCGATCCGGAGATGCATCCGCTGGATTTCAGTCTGCTGAACCGGCGCGAGGCTGACGAAGAGCCTGAAGATGATGTGCTGATGCAGAAAGCGGCAGGGCTTGCCGGAGGTGTCCGCTTTGGCCCGGACGGGAATGAAGTTATCCCCGCTTCCCCGGATGTGGCGGACATGACGGAGGATGACGTAATGCTGATGACAGTATCAGAAGGGATCGCAGGAGGAGTCCGGTATGGCTGAACCGGTAGGCGATCTGGTCGTTGATTTGAGTCTGGATGCGGCCAGATTTGACGAGCAGATGGCCAGAGTCAGGCGTCATTTTTCCGGTACGGAAAGTGATGCGAAAAAAACAGCGGCAGTCGTTGAACAGTCGCTGAGCCGACAGGCGCTGGCTGCACAGAAAGCGGGGATTTCCGTCGGGCAGTATAAAGCCGCCATGCGTATGCTGCCTGCACAGTTCACCGACGTGGCCACGCAGCTTGCAGGGGGGCAGAATCCCTGGCTGATCCTGCTGCAACAGGGTGGTCAGGTTAAGGACTCCTTCGGCGGGATGATCCCCATGTTCAGGGGGCTTGCCGGCGCGATCACCCTGCCGATGGTGGGGGCCACCTCGCTGGCGGTGGCGACCGGTGCGCTGGCGTATGCCTGGTATCAGGGCAACTCAACCCTGTCCGATTTCAACAAAACGCTGGTCCTTTCCGGTAATCAGGCGGGACTGACGGCAGATCGTATGCTGGTCCTGTCCAGAGCCGGGCAGGCGGCAGGGCTGACGTTTAACCAGACCAGCGAGTCACTCAGCGCACTGGTTAAGGCGGGGGTAAGCGGTGAGGCTCAGATTGCGTCCATCAGCCAGAGTGTGGCGCGTTTCTCCTCTGCATCCGGCGTGGAGGTGGACAAGGTCGCTGAAGCCTTCGGGAAGCTGACCACAGACCCGACGTCGGGGCTGACGGCGATGGCACGCCAGTTCCATAACGTGACGGCGGAGCAGATTGCGTATGTTGCTCAGTTGCAGCGTTCCGGCGATGAAGCCGGGGCATTGCAGGCGGCGAACGAGGCCGCAACGAAAGGGTTTGATGACCAGACCCGCCGCCTGAAAGAGAACATGGGCACGCTGGAGACCTGGGCAGACAGGACTGCACGTGCATTCAAATCCATGTGGGATGCGGTGCTGGATATTGGTCGTCCTGATACCGCGCAGGAGATGCTGATTAAGGCAGAGGCTGCGTTTAAGAAAGCAGACGACATCTGGAATCTGCGCAAGGATGATTATTTCGTTAACGATGAAGCACGGGCGCGTTACTGGGATGATCGTGAAAAAAAACGCCTGGAGCGGGATGCAGCCCAAAAGAGGGTAGATCAACAGCGTCAACAGGACAAAAATGCGCAGCAGCAGAGCGATACCGAAGCGTCACGGCTGAAATATACCGAAGAGGCGCAGAAGGCTTACGAACGGCTGCAGACGCCGCTGGAGAAATATACCGCCCGTCAGGAAGAACTGAACAAGGCACTGAAAGACGGAAAAATCCTGCAGGCAGATTACAACACGCTGATGGCGGCGGCGAAAAAGGATTATGAAGCGACGCTGAAAAAGCCGAAACAGTCCGGCGTGAAGGTGTATGCGGGCGATCGTCAGGAAGACAGTGCTCATGCGGCCCTGCTGACGCTTCAGGCAGAACTCCGGACGCTGGAGAAGCATGCCGGAGCGAATGAGAAAATCAGCCAGCAGCGCCGGGATTTGTGGAAGGCAGAAAGTCAGTTCGCGGTACTGGAGGAGGCGGCACAACGTCGCCAGCTGTCCGCACAGGAGAAATCCCTGCTGGCGCATAAAGACGAGACGCTGGAGTACAAACGCCAGCTGGCTGCACTTGGTGACAAGGTTACGTATCAGGAGCACCTGAATGCGCTGGCGCAGCAGGCGGATAAATTCGCACAGCAGCAACGGGCAAAACGGGCAGCCATTGATGCGAAAAACCGGGGGCTGACTGACCGGCAGGCAGCGCGGGAAGCCACGGAACAGCGCCTGAAGGAACAGTATGGCGATAATCCTCTGGCGCTGAATAACGTCATGTCAGAGCAGAAAAAGACCTGGGCGGCTGAAGACCAGCTTCGCGGGAGCTGGATGGCAGGCCTGAAGTCCGGCTGGAGTGAGTGGGAAGAGAGCGCCACGGACAGTATGTCACAGGTTAAAAGTGCAGCCACGCAGACCTTTGATGGTATTGCACAGAATATGGCGGCGATGCTGACCGGCAGTGAACAGAACTGGCGCAGCTTCACCCGCTCCGTGCTGTCCATGATGACAGAAATTCTGCTTAAGCAGGCAATGGTGGGGATTGTCGGGAGTATCGGCAGCGCCATTGGCGGGGCTGTTGGTGGCGGCGCATCCGCGTCAGGTGGTACAGCCATTCAGGCCGCTGCGGCGAAATTCCATTTTGCAACCGGGGGATTTACGGGAACCGGCGGCAAATATGAGCCAGCGGGGATTGTTCACCGTGGTGAATTTGTCTTCACGAAGGAGGCAACCAGCCGGATTGGCGTGGGGAATCTCTACCGGCTGATGCGCGGCTATGCGGAAGGTGGTTATGTGGGCGGTGCCGGAAGTCCGGCGCAGATGCGGCGGGCTGAAGGCATTAATTTTAATCAGAACAATCACGTGGTGATTCAGAACGACGGTACGAATGGTCTGCCAGGTCCACAGATGATGAAGGCCGTGTATGACATGGCCCGCAAGGGTGCCCGTGATGAAATTCAGACACAGATGCGTGATGGTGGCCTGTTCTCCGGAGGTGGACGATGAAAACCTTCCGCTGGAAAGTGAAACCCGGTATGGATGTGGCTTCGGCCCCTTCTGTAAGAAAGGTGCGCTTTGGTGATGGCTATTCCCAGCGAGCGCCTGCCGGGCTGAATGCCAACCTGAAAACGTACAGCGTGACGCTTTCTGTCCCCCGTGAGGAGGCCATGGTACTGGAGTCGTTTCTGGAAGAGCACGGGGGCTGGAAAGCCTTTCTGTGGACGCCGCCTTATGAGTGGCGGCAGATAAAGGTGACCTGCGCAAAATGGTCGTCGCGGGTCAGTATGCTGCGTGTTGAGTTCAGCGCAGAGTTTGAACAGGTGGTGAACTGATGCAGGATATCCGGCAGGAAACACTGAATGAATGCACCCGTGCGGAGCAGTCGGCCAGCGTGGTGCTCTGGGAAATCGATCTGACAGAGGTCGGTGGAGAACGTTATTTTTTCTGTAATGAGCAGAACGAAAAAGGTGAGCCGGTCACCTGGCAGGGGCGACAGTATCAGCCGTATCCCATTCAGGGGAGTGGTTTTGAACTGAATGGCAAAGGCACCAGTACGCGCCCCACGCTGATGGTTTCTAACCTGTACGGTATGGTCACCGGGATGGCGGAAGATCTACAGAGTCTGGTCGGCGGAACGGTGGTCCGGCGTAAGGTTTACGCCCGTTTTCTGGATGCGGTGAACTTCGTCAACGGAAACAGTGACGCCGATCCGGAGCAGGAGGTGATCAGCCGCTGGCGCATTGAGCAGTGCAGCGAACTGAGCGCGGTGAGTGCCTCTTTTGTACTGTCCACGCCGACGGAAACAGATGGCGCTGTTTTTCCGGGACGTATCATGCTGGCCAACACCTGCACCTGGACCTATCGCGGCGATGAGTGCGGTTATCACGGTCCGGCGGTCGCGGATGAATATGACCAGCCAACGTCCGACATCACGAAGGATAAATGCAGCAAATGCCTGAGTGGCTGTAAGTTTCGCAATAACGTCGGCAACTTTGGCGGCTTCCTTTCCATTAACAAACTTTCGCAGTAAATCCCATGACAGAGACAGAATCAGCGATTCTGGCGCACGCCCGGCGATGTGCTCCAGCGGAGTCGTGCGGCTTCGTGGTAAGAACGCCGGAGGGGGAAAGATATTTCCCCTGCGTGAATATCTCCGGTGAGCCGGAGGCGTATTTCCGTATGTCGCCGGAAGACTGGCTGCAGGCAGAGATGCAGGGTGAGATTGTGGCACTGGTCCACAGCCACCCCGGTGGTCTGCCCTGGCTGAGTGAGGCCGACCGGCGGCTGCAGGTGCAGAGTGATTTGCCGTGGTGGCTGGTCTGCCGGGGGGCGATTCACAAGTTCCGCTGTGTGCCACATCTTACCGGGCGGCGCTTTGAGCACGGGGTGACGGACTGTTACACGCTGTTCCGGGATGCTTACCATCTGGCGGGGATTGAGATGCCGGATTTTCATCGTGAGGATGACTGGTGGCGTCACGGTCAGAATCTCTATCTGGATAATCTGGAGGCCACAGGGCTGTATCAGGTGCCGTTGTCAGCGGCGCAGCCGGGCGATGTGCTGCTGTGCTGTTTTGGTTCATCGGTGCCGAATCATGCCGCCATTTACTGTGGTGACGGCGAGCTGCTGCACCATATTCCTGAACAACTGAGCAAACGAGAGAGGTATACCGACAAATGGCAGCGACGCACACACTCCCTCTGGCGTCACCGGGCATGGCACGCATCTGCCTTTACGGGGATTTGCAACGATTTGGCCGCCGCATCGACCTTCGTGTGAAAACGGGTGCCGAAGCCATCCGGGCGATGGCCACACAGCTCCCTGCGTTTCGTCAGAAGCTGAGCGACGGCTGGTATCAGGTGCGTATTGCCGGGCAGGATGTTAGCACGTCCGGATTAACGGCGCAGTTACATGAGGCTCTGCCTGACGGCGCTGTGATTCATATTGTTCCCAGAGTCGCCGGGGCCAAGTCAGGTGGTGTATTCCAGATTGTCCTGGGAGCAGCCGCCATTGCCGGATCATTCTTTACCGCCGGAGCCACCCTTGCAGCATGGGGGGCTGCCATTGGTGCCGGTGGTATGACCGGCATTCTGTTTTCTCTCGGTGCCAGTATGGTGCTCGGCGGTGTGGCTCAGATGCTGGCACCGAAAGCCAGAACTCCCCGCACACAGACAACGGATAACGGTAAGCAGAACATCTATTTCTCCTCACTGGATAACATGGTTGCCCAGGGCAATGTTATGCCTGTTCTGTATGGTGAAATGCGCGTGGGGTCACGTGTGGTATCTCAGGAGATCAGCACGGCAGACGAAGGGGACGGTGGTCAGGTTGTGGTGATTGGTCGCTGATGCAAAATGTTTTATGTGAAATCGCCTCCGGGCGGTTTTATCGTTTATGGAGCATGACGAATGGGTAAAGGCAGCAGTAAGGGGCATACCCCGCGCGAAGCGAAGGACAACCTGAAGTCCACGCAGCTGCTGAGTGTGATCGATGCCATCAGCGAAGGGCCGGTTGAAGGTCCGGTGGATGGATTAAAAAGCGTGCTGCTGAACAGTACGCCGGTGCTGGACAGTGAGGGGAATACCAACATCTCCGGCGTCACGGTGGTGTTCCGGGCAGGTGAGCAGGAGCAGTCACCGCCGGAGGGATTTGAATCCTCCGGCTCCGAGACGGTGCTGGGTACGGAAGTGAAATATGACACGCCGATCACCCGGACCATCACGTCGGCAAACATTGACCGACTGCGTTTTACCTTCGGTGTACAGGCACTGGTGGAAACCACCTCAAAGGGAGACAGGAATCCGTCTGAAGTTCGCCTGCTGGTTCAGATACAGCGTAACGGTGGCTGGGTGACGGAAAAAGACATCACCATTAAGGGCAAAACCACCTCGCAGTATCTGGCCTCGGTGGTGGTGGATAACCTGCCGCCGCGCCCGTTTAATATCCGGATGCGCAGAATGACGCCGGACAGCACCACAGACCAGCTGCAGAACAAAACGCTCTGGTCGTCATACACCGAAATCATCGATGTGAAACAGTGCTACCCGAACACGGCACTGGTCGGCGTACAGGTGGATTCGGAGCAGTTCGGCAGCCAGCAGGTGAGCCGTAATTATCATCTTCGCGGGCGCATTCTGCAGGTGCCGTCGAACTATAATCCGCAGACGCGGCAATACAGCGGTATCTGGGACGGAACGTTAAAACCGGCATACAGCAACAACATGGCCTGGTGTCTGTGGGATATGCTGACCCATCCGCGCTATGGCATGGGGAAACGTCTTGGTGCGGCAGATGTGGATAAATGGGCGCTGTATGTCATCGGCCAGTACTGTGACCAGTCGGTGCCGGACGGCTTTGGCAGCACGGAGCCGCGCATCACCTGTAATGCCTGGCTGACCACACAGCGCAAGGCGTGGGATGTGCTCAGTGATTTCTGCTCGGCGATGCGCTGTATGCCGGTATGGAACGGGCAGACGCTGACGTTCGTGCAGGACCGACAGTCGGATAAGGTGTGGGCCTATAACCGCAGTAATGTGGTGATGCCGGATGATGGCGCGCCGTTCCGCTACAGTTTCAGCGCCCTGAAAGACCGCCATAATGCCGTTGAGGTGAACTGGATTGACCCGGATAACGGCTGGGAGACGGCGACAGAGCTTGTGGAGGATACGCAGGCCATTGTCCGTTACGGTCGTAACGTCACGAAGATGGATGCCTTTGGCTGTACCAGCCGGGGGCAGGCACACCGCGCCGGGCTGTGGCTGATTAAAACGGAACTGCTGGAGACGCAGACCGTGGATTTCAGCGTGGGTGCTGAAGGGCTTCGTCATGTACCGGGCGATGTCATTGAAATCTGCGATGATGACTATGCCGGTATCCGCACCGGCGGGCGCGTGCTGGCGGTGAACAGCCAGACCCGGACGCTGACGCTCGACCGTGAAATCACGCTGCCATCCTCCGGCACCACGCTGATAAGCCTGGTTGACGGGCAGGGGAATCCGGTCAGCGTGGAGGTCCAGTCCGTCACCGACGGCGTGAAGGTAAAAGTGAGCCGTGTTCCTGACGGTGTTGCTGAATACAGCGTGTGGGGGCTGAAGCTGCCGACGCTGCACCAGCGATTGTTCCGCTGCGTGAGTATCCGTGAGAACGACGACGGCACGTATGCCATCACCGCCGTGCAGCATGTGCCGGAAAAAGAAGCCATCGTGGATAACGGGGCGCACTTTGACGGCGACCAGAGCGGCACGGTGAATGGTGTCACGCCGCCAGCGGTGCAGCACCTGACTGCCGAAGTCACCGCAGACAGCGGGGAATATCAGGTGCTGGCGCGCTGGGACACGCCGAAGGTGGTGAAGGGCGTGAGCTTCCTGCTCCGTCTGACCGTAACAGCGGATGACGGCAGTGAGCGGCTGGTCAGCACGGCCCGGACGACGGAAACCACTTACCGCTTCACACAACTGGCGCTGGGGAACTACAGGCTGACAGTCCGGGCAGTAAATGCGTGGGGGCAGCAGGGCGATCCGGCGTCGGTATCGTTCCGGATTGCCGCACCGGCAGCGCTGTCGCGGATTGAGCTGACGCCGGGCTATTTTCAG